AGGAAATTGAATTCTGCCAGACCCACCCCGTGTTTAATGGTGTTGAGTATCTAATGGTAAGAAATTTTCCGAATGCATGGTCAAAAGATTGTGTTTCTTTATTGCCCCTTGATTCAGAACGAGCTTTCAAGAGGTGGTGTACAGCTGTTGGTCTTTGTGGTTTGTCATGGTTAGGAGGTATGCCTATTTATGGCGCATTTTATAAGAGTTTGATTTTTGATGGGGTTACCCCGTTAGATCACCCTACGTTAGACTTAGGTAATAAAACTTGGTCACGAGGGATGAGTGAGGGTTATTCTAACCCCACACCTGAAGCTAGATCATCCTTTTATTATGCGTTTGGTATAAGTCCTGACGAACAGATCGCATGGGAGAAGACAATAGCTCCACCAGCCTATTCAAAACCAATTCCCCGATGGGAAAATATTGGTTTTGATTTTCTATGACGCGTAAAAATATAAATAGGAGACGGCGCCGGGTCCGCAACATGGCCCAAGCTGTCAAGACACCCCAGGTGTCAGAGGTGATTGTTGATACAGTCACTAATAAGATGCGGAGGTACCCAAAGGTGAATACCGCAGTGGAGATGTTTAAACCATCAGCTAACTTTATTTTGCCGAGTCCAAAGAATCCACCTTCGGCAAAAGTTCCTAAGCTCCTTACTCTGAACACTCGTAGAGGAAGAAAGAATAGAGGTGTAAGGGCTGTTCCTGATGGTTTACCCGATTATTTGTTGGCCCAGGTTGATCCTTGGAGCCCTCAGGCAATCGGTGTTAGGATTCCCGATTCATATAGGGGATTGAGTGGAACGTTTGAGGGGACATCGTTTGGTGTTTTAGGTACTGTTGCCACTGGCACGTATACCGATGCCAATCTTGTGGCTAGAGTGCCTGACCCTGGAACAGCTGTTTGCTGTTTCAGAGCTGACCCATCTTGTCTTTATGTCCAAGGTCTTTCCACTTCAGGAACCTTTTATTGGCCGAATAATATTGCCTTTTCTAATGCGTCGGGAGCATTAAACATATTTGCTGCAGGTAATGGTTCAGGGTCCGACATCGCTGTTAATTCGATAGGTACGTATCGAAATATGTTTAGTCAAGCTAGGTTAGTTGGAGGAGGGGTCAGGATTGAGGCTGTGCAGAGTTTTTCCACTGTGCAAGGTACCATCCATGTTGTCCCTGTTGTGATTGACCATGCCTACACTACGTATAATGGTACGACCGGTTTTCAAAACTCCTGGATGACAGCGTTGCCTAGTTCAATTGCGGAGATGATTGAGTTACCAGGTTATAAGAGATATCCTGTATCATCTTTGCTTGGAGATGAGATTATTTGTTTATTTAACAAGGTCTCTGATCAAGCATTGGATTACAGGGATATTGATTATGCTTGGAACTTGACTCCAGGTTCTGAACCTCCAACGGGTGCGAATAGGGTTGGTACAGATAACAATTCAACATCATCTGGCTCTTATGCGATTGTTGTTGCTATTGAAGGTGAGGTTACAACTGCACCTACCCCTCTTATTGAGTGGGATTTCTGCGCCCATTTTGAAGCAAC